TCCGAGACCACGTTATCAGGGGTAATCTCATCGGAGGACGCATAGATGTCCAGCCGCCCGAACAGGTCATTGGAAATCACCGACATTTCATCAGCCATGCGTTATCACCTCCGAATCCAAAAACTAAAAGGCCCCAATGCTTTTACACATTGGAGCCTTCTCCACTTCTCCGCCGTCCTTACGACGTGAGGACAACTTTTATTCAACCACCAGCCGCTTCTTGCGCACTGTCTTGATGTTCATAGTGCCGTCAGGCTTCTTGTAAATCTCAATCTCGAAGCCCTTCATCAGCCATTCATTGATGGCCGCAATCTCTTTCTCAGTCAGCATGTCTATGCCTCCATAGCCCTATCTATGGTAATTTTATCACACAACGCGCAGTCTGTCAAGCTATTTTGCTTGACAGCCATCAAAAAGGCCGCTTCACTATTTCAACTCTATTTGTTCCTCCGAATATCGCCATAGCAAGGGTAATTGTCAGCGAGTCAGGGGCATCGTCTTTTTGCCCGTGTTTGTTGATCGAGAACGCGAACAGGTTTTGCATGAACTGTTCATATTCCTTAGACCTTTTACCGCTTTCCAGAAATACCATGCGCTCTCGAATATCAGGCGCACGGTCGAATATCCTTTGTTCCTTGCCAGTGCCAGTGAAATGCTTCGTAGTGCTTTGAACGTTTATCTGTATTCCGTTAGACTTCAACACTTGGTCAACTTCTTCGACGTATCCCTTCGTCATCTTCGTTGCCTCAATGAACAGGGCTTGAACGCCGTACTTTTTAACCTTCTTGGCAATCAACGGTTGTGTGATCCTTTTGTCCCCGTTGTCGTATATGACATCGGCAATGAACAAGTCATCGCCATACTGGTACACAACAGGGCCAGCGGTGAAGTCCCCGCCCCCGTATGCAACATCCAGTCCCATAAACACCCTATCAGGATCAGCGTCAGGCAGCGTCCCGTTGTAATACCGAAGGTCATCCGGCGAGAACACAGCGCCGTCTCTCTCAATCGGCTCTCCCTGGTACTGCGCCAGCCATGACGCCATGTCGTTGTTCCGCTCAAACGATGCTCGACGCATCATGTAATACTCCGTCGAAAACCCTACACCATACGAGTATTCGAAATTGCTGTGTTCCTCAGCGTCCAGCGCGGGGGTATTGATGTACTTCCACCGCACCCCAGCATACCGCGCATCATTCCGCAATAAGTCCAGACGTATCCCCTGCGGGTCTACTAACGACCACCGCGTACCGATCCACAGCCGCTTGCAATGCTCTTTCGCCCTCGTAATAAAGTTATTGTCCACCTTGTACCACAGTGCCGCCATGCGCTCCTTGCTCAACGCCTCCTCAATGCCTGAACACAGGTCATCACCTATGATGTAACCGTTGCTGTCGCAACTGCCGTTCAGTGAACCGCCAATCGGTCTCCCCGTAAAACTGTGATACTTCTTCTTCCTGTCCAGGTCAAGTGTCGTGTCGTTCGCGTTCGTCCCCACCAGTTTCGTCCCAGGAAAGATATCCCCATACGCATATGTAACGGGGTCTTTCAATATCTCCAGCAGCCCATCGTAGAACGTCTCAACGGGTTTTGCCGTAAATGAACAATACAGGTTCGAACGCTCACTGTTCCGGCCCATCACCCAGCAGATGAACATGTTCACCAGGGCTGTCTTGCCTATTCGCGGAGGGCACGACAAAAACAACTCGTCCAGCTCCCCGTCCTCCATCGCCTGCAACGCTTTGCATATCGGCATCAGATGCCGCCGCCTCGGCCTCCAGAACTGCTCATTCGGTTTCCTGTTGAACTCCAACGCCAGCATGAAACTGTCAAAGTCATACCGCCCGGCAGCTATTAATGCTTCACGCTGCAATAGCGCAAGATCACGTACCAGCCCACTGCCGTCAGCCAGCCCGGGTATACGCTCCGTGATTAACTCGCTCAGCCACTTCAGCCCACGTACTGCCTCACCTGTCTCGCCTTCCCTTAGTACGTTCAGCATGTGTTGGTAGTACCGCTCATACGCCTCGTACCGCCTCGGCTCGTTGACCACTATCCCACGTATCTTCTCACCCAACATCTTGTCCATTCGGCCACCTCATATCACGCCTGTCTCTCTGTCAAGTATATCAGCTTGATGCTCTTTCCGCAACCCTCAATGGACAATTCTCTTTTTCTACCCAAAATTCCCGAAAGTTAGCAAAGTTATGTTATGTGGGGGGCGATTTATGCCCCCACATACATAACTAACTTTGCCCGACTGGACATGGACATTTCTATATAAGGGTTTTGTCCTGTCCAGTTTGGGTTTTTTTATCGTTTTACGATATGTTTTGTACCCATCCAGTGGTCGTAGTTATATACGCCTTTTTTATTTTCGCGGGTGGTCGGAGGGGTACCCCGCGCCGAAACGATGCCCGGCCTATTTCCCCCAGGGGTATGCCCAGGACACGCCCAGGACACGCCCAGGAATGGACGCAGGATAACAGATCGGTACATCTATGCACAAAAGCATTCTTTCGCGCATAGATACAGCCCAGTTCAATAGCATTTGCCTATGGTTTATGCCATTTGCTATAGCCTATACCTATTACATGATCGATATACAGAGCTATGCACGGTTTATGCAGCGGAATGCATCACGTCTCCATGCCCAGGCAGGCACAAAAATAGTTTGGTAGCAAATAATTTGGTACCGTACTTTTTAGATGTTTGACATGGTGACATGCGTTACTATTCATGTAACCATTCCCCGCAATAGCATGTAACCATACCATACAAGCATGATCCCGGACGGGGCGACAGAGGGCAGGACATGCGGCCGGGGTTGCCTATGCTCTATTGCTAACGCCTGGAAGCTGTACAGCTAACGCGGGGGCCGTCCATTGAATCACTGGAAGTGGGACGGGTGTATGCCCTGGACATTGCCACGAGGGCGCACAGGGCCGCACAAATGGCCCTAGGACGCCGCCAACGCTCCGCATCTGGCCACGGTTGCGGCAGGGCATAGAGAAGCCCCTGGACAGCGTGAAGCGGTCACAGGGGCGGTTGTTATCGGATGTATTCAGGGGGTATAGCTGGGGGAAGGTCGTCGTCGTCGGGATCGTCGCCGGGGTCATAGGGATCATAGGCAGGGCGGACGCAGGAACGGCGCTTTTCCTTTTCCGTTGCAATATCCTGTTGTATTTGGGTATTGATAGCGCGGATCGTGTATTGTACCCGATCCGAGGAATAGCCGCAACGGATAGCGCCGTCCATATTGTGGATCATATCCGGGGACAATGGGACATGCAACAGGTTGTCGGGGGGCGTGGTTGTAGTCGGTTGCGGTTGCGGGGCCTGGGCGGGTTGCGAGTTATTCAGGGCTTGCAATGTGGCCGAGGCAATGAACCCGTTTACCGTGGTCCCGGTTGCTTTGATCCTGTCTTTTGTGCCCCTGGGCAAGCGGATCAATACTTTATCGTAATTTTCCGCCTCATAGTTAGCGATGTACTCCATTTTACGTTTGCTTGCTTTAGTCATAATACCACCTCCATATAAAAGCATAGCACGATATCCTATAAAAAGCAATATCCGATATCCTATAATTTTTCAATACGATATCTTATATTGTCCATAAATAATTATAATGCCTAAAATGTACGATATCGTATTGACAAAGTATAGGATATCGTATATAATAATAACTGTCAAGAGGACATGAACACATCGACCACATCGAATGGAGGTAACGCACATGATGCTTTATAACAACGGCTGGACAAAAGCTAAAGTCAACCCGGATCGGCTGCAGATCGAAGTCATGAACCTTCGAACGACTGTCACCCTGCAGCGCTGGACATTCTTCAGCCTGGCGGCCCTGGAGAAGTGGTTGACGGCGAACGGATATCACATCGCATGAATATGAATACAGCGACATTTTAGAGGAGGTTAAAACCATGAAGGAATACAAGCATCTGTATGTTGAGGAAGCCCGCCGCATCCTGGAGGCCCGCGTCGATCGCTCCAAATGGGATAAGGCCGTCACCGAGGACGCTATCGACCTACTGGACACCGTAAACGACCGTTGCGAACAGGTGACCCGCCAATTTGCGGAAACCGAGGAAGGCGGCCACGCGCACACCCTGGACCTGTTCGTTTCGCGGGTTGCCCTCATGAATATCATGAAGAACGGCGCGGAAAGCTGGAGCGAATACAGTTGGGGCGGTTGCGGCCTCGTTTATGACGGCGACATCGCCGAACACTATTGCACGCCGTCCGAGTTGAAGAAGGTCCGCGGCGGGGATCGCAACCCGAACAGTCGTGAAACGTGGCTAGATGTCCAGGCGCGGGCGCTTCGACAGGCAGCAGGGCGGGCCGCTGATGCCCTTATCACCGCAAGTCATAAGACCTATACAGTAAAGGGGGCGTAACTCATGAAGATTGATTACTGGTACAAGGACGGGCGGCGGGCGGTTTACGCTGATTGCAGCTTTTACCCAAACGAGGGTGTTTACCGCGGCAACGTCTACGACAGCGACGGGAACATGATCGGAGACTATATCGCCTCCGACAGCGTGGAGATTGAAAAGCGGTTTCCCGGTATCTTTGGGGATTAATAGACCCGTCGTCCCGGCGACGTAAAACAGGCATCAGGCCGGGAGCGTCCGCCCCTCCGGGGGCGGGGTTGCAGGATTCCGCCAGGGACAGGTGGAAGAGCCCCCCGACAGGCGGCAGCCGGTTGAACCGACTGAAACCCGCATAGCGGGCTGCGCGGGATGTACCGCGCCCCATGATATGAGATAGTCGGATTGTGTTGAGATAGTCGGATTGTGAGTGTACCACGGCAGGCGGGGCCGGTTTCCGGCCCCATGGATAACAAATGGAGGGTATAAAAATGTTTGATCGTGTATACAAAACGCCGGAGGGCCAGCGATCCGCCCTGTATAATGACATGCTGCAGCAGGTGCATATACTGATAGCAGGCGCGACGGGTAGCGGTAAATCGACGGTTGTCAACGGGATCATGCACGCGGCTATGTATCAGTCCCCGGCCATGGTTCAATTCATTCTGATTGATCCAAAAGGGACGGAGCTAGACATATATGCGCGGTTGCCTCATACGATTCAATACGCGCAAACGTCTACCGAATGCCTGGAGGCGCTGCAGAACGCCATGAACATTACGCGCAACCGTTTTGACAGTATGAAGCGCAAAGGGTTGCGTGAATATGACGGGCCGCACATCTATGTTGTGATTGATGAATTGATGTATTTATTCAACCGTCCCGACGTCAAGCGGCAGGCTATGAACACGCTGCAAGATATAATGGTTATTGCGCGGGCCGCGCGGGTTCACGTCATTGCGTGCACGCAGAATCCGACCACCGCCACGATCCCCGCGACACTGCGTTGCAACTTTGATAGCAGATTAGGACTTCGAACCACAACCGCACAAGACAGTCGAAACATTATCGGCGTGAAGGGTTGCGAGCTTTTCCCGAACCCGACTCTTGCTCATACCGCGTATGGTTATTATATGCACGGGGGCGAGAATGAAGTATTTGAATTGACCCGAATCGAAGATGAAGAAATACAGCGCTTAATTACCTACTGGAAGAAGAATAGCAAGCCCCGGTTAAAGCTATTCGCATGATAGGCCCCGGCCCCGCGCCGGGGCTTTTTCATGCCCTCATATAACGCGCCTAGAGGCCCCGTATAGCCGTTTACAGCCGCCCCGTAATACATTCCCCGCGCCGCGCCCCTGGAGGCCGTTTACAGGCCCTTGCACGGGCTTAAAACGTGTATCCGATCAAACACACAACTCCGGCAAATACACGTTAAATATAGCATATCGCGCGTAACGCGCTATAAGGCGGTATACAACGTGTTTTGTTTTACCCTTATAAGGTATAGGGCAAACGGGTACAAGCGTTTTTAGAGGCATTGCAGGCCGTTACACGACGTTTGGATATTACAGCGCAAACATGGCCGTGTATGCCGGTTGAGCCCCTGGCTGTATTATGCGGGCGGGGTTAATGTTACCCGATCCGGAAACATCAATTACAGGCCCTTGCAAGGTCTATCCCAGGGGGTGACGGAGCAACCCTGGCATGAAGGCAGGGCAAAAAACGTACCGCAAGAACCGCCTTTCTGCGCCTTTCTGCGAATTTTCAAAAATAAACGGGGCGTGTTCTGCGCCCCGTTCTGCGTCATTGTGCGTTCTGTCGTTTCTGCTGTTCTGTGGCCGTTCTGCGGTACTCCGTTGGCAGGTTCAGGACGGTTATCAGGATATCATCGTGAAACACATACACCTTATCAGCATACACTCGGATATTGTTCCCATTCCCGCCCTCGGCATTGTACAGGTATTCTATATAATGCCGCAGTCGTCCTCGGCTCTCCCTGTGGCCTATGCCGTATTCCAGTGCCCGTTCTGCGTTTTTGTCCACAGCCCGTTTGGAGATACCCACGCGCTCTCTGCACCGCTTTCTGCCGTGCCTGGTGATATCAGCTTTCATCATCCGCAAAGGTGGTCTCCACCTTCTTGCCGTCCTCCAGGTACCATTTCTTGATATCCTCCTCGGACATCTCCTGCACGTTGTCACGCGGCCCCTGAACCACCACGTCCTGCTGATCCTTCATGTCGTAGTAATTCTTTGACCTGAAGAAGTACACAACAGGATTGATTTTTCCCTCAACAACCATTTTCGCGTCAAAGGTTTTCATAAGCTGCCGGGCACGTTCGATGATCTTCTTTGTCTCAGGGGAAAAGCCGTTGCGAATGCCTTTTTCAATGTCATACATATAGCTGTAGCTGTATCCCGTGGCCAGGTACATTTCCTCTATGGTCGGAATCGTGCCGTGTTCTGCGCACGTCTGGAAGAACTGCTCTATACGCTCTTCCAATTCCGCATCCGATTTCACCATGGGGCAATGCCACGAATGCAATGTTTCTGCCATCAGGCTCCGGACGATTGCCAGTTCCTCCGGCTTTTTTGCAAGCTGGGGATGATGGAAAGCCGCAGCGTTCTCGGGCACTTTCTCGCCCCTTGCCTCGGCCTCCCTGCGTCTTCGGGCAATGGTTTCCCTGTAGCTCTGCCGTTGCTCTTCCGTCCACGGGGGACGACCCATTCTTTTGCCGCTTGCCTTGGGTTTCTTGCGCTTCTTGATTTCCTCACTCATGTTCTGTCCTCCATAACGTCCATAATGTTTACTTGTGCCATTTCTCTGTCCAGGCGTTCTTTCGCCGCCCTGTAATATACGGGGTCGATCTCAAAGCCCCAATACTCCAGTCCGGCACGATGACAGGCAATCAGGCTCGACGCGCTGCCGACATGGGTATCGAGAATCTTGTCCCCCGGTTTGGCGTATTTCTGCAATAGCCATGTATACAGGGCAACGGGCTTTTGGCAGGCATGAATCCTCTTTTCATTCGCAGTCCCCTGCGGCGCACATTCAAACACTTTCGCGTTGCCGTTGAAACTCGTCCATGCGTATTCCGCCATACTCATTGTGAAATTCTCCGAAATGGTCAGCTTGCGCCACACTATAAAGCATCGGCATGGTGGGAGGGAGAAATAGTTGCCGCCCCAAATGATCTGATTGCGTGAAACGCGGAAAAGCTCATCGAAGTATTCTTTTCCCGGGGCAACGTCCCACGCAAGGATTTTTTTCCGTATTTTGTCGCCCACGTTCCGCCCGTCCGTGATACTTTCTTTGTATCGGTCAAATCGCTGTCCGAAGCGTACCCCCCCCCGATATTTTTGCCGCCATCGCCATATGGCGGATCAACTATCGCAAGGTCGAAGAACCCGTCCGGGAAATCCTTCATCCCTTCCATGCAATCCATGTTGTAGAACCCCGGTTCCATCATTCGCACACCACATCCTTCATCCTGCGCTTCTTCCAGGTGCCCTTGAAGTACAGCGGGCCGACGTTCACACAGTAGGTCGGATGCAGGGGCAATGCTTTGTTCTGCACATTGCCGCTCATCACGATCCGTTCTGCCGTCTCCATGGACATCTGGGCCTTCACTATGTCCTTGCCCGCCTGCATGAGATACGTTGCAATGCCCTCATGCCCGATCAATCTGTACTGTTGCGTCATGCGCTCACCTCCAACGATTTCTTGAATGCCCGCACCCGCTCCAGGCGCTCTTTGTAGATTGCCTCTCGTTTGTGGAATATGTTACAGTCATGCAGCATAAGCCGGTCGTGGTTTTCCTCGATCCTGCGCAGATACAACTGTTCCAGGGCCTTCGCCGCCAGCGTCTTTTCATACCATCGGGAATTGGTCACCTGCACATAGCGCACGTTTGCAAGCGCGATGTCAGCGTCCGAATAGGGAATATGCAGCATTGCCTCCAGGTGCTTTCTCATGACGTACTTCGAACTGTCAAATGGCTGGTTCATTCTTTTACGCTCCTTTCTGCGAGTCTGTCATGCCACCTGCTCAACTTCATGTTGACCGCGGACGGCTCACCCTTTATGTCCAGAATTTTTGCCACGAGATGGACATCACTGGCCTCTTCCGCAATGCTGTCTCTGATCTGTTCTTCTTTCAGCGGTGTGGGATTCTCACCGCGCAGATACCGCGCCATCTTCAACGCCGCATGTGCAAGCTCCACACATTCCTCCGCAAGCTGTTCATACAATGCCGCTGCCGGGACACGTTCGCGGATTTCGCGGATGTATTCGATATCGATCATCTTGTCATACTCCTCAATGCTTTTCTCACCTGCCGCCAGCGCACGGGGCCTTTCGCCGTCCATCCCAGCAGCGTCCGGCGAATGGCTTTTGCCAGTGCTGTTGACAGGTCTATGGTCGCTGTGATCTCATAGTCCGCGTTGAACAGCGGCATCGGCGGGGGCGGGTTGTCCGGGTCGTAGGTTTCGATGAACTCCGGGATTTCCTCCACCTTGCAAAACTTCGTTCCGTCTGACAGGAACAGGGTTCCACCGAACGGCAGTTTCTCGCCCATGCTATCCTCTCCTTCCTGAAATCACGCCCAGGATAAACCCAACAGTATATCCTGCCAGCGTGGCCACTATGGCTACGATACTCATCATTGACATGTCAATCCTCCTTACTATCCAACGTATTCATGAACGGCGAAAACCCCAGCTTCACACACTTCATGGCCGCCTTGGCTTTCACATCGTCGGGCATGTCGGTAACATACTGAACGGCCTTATAGATACCAGCCGCCATGACATCCGGGTTATCGGGCATCGGTACACCGTATGTATGACAGTATTCTATCACTGGCGCCCAGTCATCGTTGAGAACAAACGCGGCAAATGCGTTGTTCCTGTCCTTGACAAGTTGTTTCATGTCTACGCCCATGCTATTCATCCTCCTGCCACGGAAGTTTTTCGGGTTCTTCCGCCAGCCCTGTCATGTGACATATCCATTCTGTGAATATCGATGCCTTTTCATCGTTGGAAAAGCAGCCGACCTTTAGCAGCCGGTTCTTGTACCCGACATAAAGCCCTATTCGCTTTTCCAGACCATCGAAGCGCTGAACGGATATGTGGTAGTCACCTCTTGAAATGGTCATGTGCCCTCCTTCGGCGGTTCTGGCAGCGGCATCCAGTGGGTAACCTTGTGATAATGGTTATCAAAAGGCCATTTCTTGCCCTTGAAGAACGCCACTTGCATTTTGCTCCCGTTGTAAAACACGAGATACCAGCCTGCCACATTCGGCAGTCTGTCCTCGCATCTAATCCACTCGCACACGCTCACCCCTCCTTCGGCTTCACGCCCAGCTTCTCTGCGATGTCGGCGGGAATGGGAGTTGTCCACATCCACTTCCACAGTGTGTCGTTACCGCCGTTGTATGCCTTAACGCAGTCGCGTTGAACGTCCATGATGTATTCCATCCACGACGGATAAACCGGCTCCTTATGGGTTTCTGCCCACGCCATGACCACGTTCTGAAACTTCTTGTCATCGAACGCCAGCATCCGGCAGTGGGATATGTTGCACCCGTGGCCCTTGCAGTACAACGGGCAGTCGTTTTGCGTTGCCCTGTTGTTGTAGTACCGGCACATTCGCTTGAAGTGCTTGATAACGTCGTTGTATTCTGCCACTATCTCGCCTCCCTTATCGCTCCGCAGATTGCAAGCACCATCCAAAAGTCGAATATCATGCGGTATGTAATCTCGTCAACGCCGCCGATATTACCCACAAGTATGTGAACTAACATTGCGATTATGCCGAACACCATCATGTGCTGCGCACTGCCTCCTGTTCCTTCTGCCATGCTTTCAACACCATACGGATTCCTTCGCACGAATCATAGTCCCATTCAGACCTCGCATAATCAGCTTGCTTTTCCAGCCACTCCACCGGGATAGCGTCGACGGTGGGGGCGGCGTCCACCAGCCCGCAGCCAACGGCGTTCCCGACATGATTGCATGTAGCATGATCACAGCACGCACATTCCATAGCACAATTTTTGTCGAACTCAGTTTTCAGCGCGTCAGCGTCCACTAAGCGCATGTTCTCCCTCCTTCCGGCGGGGCCGAAGCCCCGCGCGGGTTAGTCGTTACGCGCCGGGTACTTCCCGCACCCGTGCTTCTCCGGGCAGTAGCCGTATTCCACGCACTTCGGGTGCATCGTCTTTGCCACCAGCCGCGCCCATTCTTCGGAATAGTTCGTCAATGCCAGTTTCAGGTCGCGGAACAGGTCGCGGTATTCCCAGTAGGCCCTCGCACACTCCCGCTGCCGTGACATGTCGATCAGGTTCCGAAGGTTGCGCTTGTCCACCACCTTCGTGGTCATGCCAAGGGGCAGGAGCATGGCAATGTCCTCTCTGGGTAATTCGTGACCTTCAAGTGCCATTACCGCTTCACGAATTTGCCACATCGTTTCTTTATACAAACGCTTTGCCTGTTCATCTTTGGCTATGCTTGCTGGTAGGATATAATCGAACTTACTATAGTCAATGTACCGGGTGGACGCTTGCAACCTTGTCGGCATCCCGCCGATGTGGGTGTACCATTCGCGAATGACGCGGGCAGAATAGCCGTCCAGCATCATGTATACGTCGGGAAACTCCATCGTCCGCCCGTGGCCGGATTCGATACAGTCCCAGCCGCGCTTGTAGTTTTTCGCCGTGTCGGACGTGTCCGCGCCCCAGCACACCCCGGCCATCTCGCCGATCAGGGTGATGGGGTTGCGGGTTGTCATTTCAAGGATGGTTACGGTTCCCATGCTCGTCCTCCTTCATCCACTTCTCCTTTGCCTCCGCAACGGCCTTTGCGAAGAATTGTTCCATTTCCTTCACAGCCCGTGATTTCTGGTACGTCTTGCACTTCTGGTATTGCTGCCGCCCCTCCCACAGCGTCATGATGCTATGGTCGGACAGGGCAACTTCCTTCGCATGGCATTTGCCGTCATCGCCGTTGAACTCGCAGTCCATGGCGGCGCAGAAGATTTTAGGCATCCGTTTCACCGTCCATTCGTGCGCCGCAGTTCGGGCAGTATTTTGCGAAATTGGTACCGATGTGCCGCTCACCACACACCGAACAATCCCCGATGGGCCATGGGGAGCCTGGACTGATAACCCACCGCCCATGTACCACCGGCGCAGCGTCCACGGCGGGCTTCACAATGATCGGTGCTTTCCTGATAGCATCCATCAATTCTGCGTCGCTCATTTCCATCGGCTCCTGCGCCTTCAGCAGCGCGAGGGCGTCCTTCAACGTCTGCAACGTCTTGTACCACCAGTCACAATCGCAAGTCAGACCGTTGCGCAACTCCGAATCCGAGTAATCCTTCCATTCATCGACTTCTTCCTGCATATCAGCCACAATCGCCGTGACTTTGTTGATAACCTTCTCCCGGTCAGGCATCGCTCTCATCCTCCTTCTGTTCCCAATGTCGGCAGAACCAGTCCGGCGTCACCCAAGTCCCGTCATACACGCAGATGTACTGGCCGTCCTCACCGGGGATGTGGTATCCGCAAGTTCCGCAGCACAATTCGATCAGCCCTTCCATGTCGCGTTCGCCTCCCTCGCTCGTTGCGCCTCACGCTTTATACGTTGGGTGATCTCGTATTTTTGCTTGCTCTCCCTGTCTTTGTCGCGGCATGTCGGACACATGCGTTGTCCCGGAACAGGTTTGCGTTTGCCGCACCAGATACACAGGCCCTTTTCGATCAGCGCGGCCCTGCGTTCGCGGTTATAGGCGTAGCGCTTTTCCCGGCCTGGGTCTTTGCGGTCGCGCAATGCTTTTTGCCGTACAGTACACGCCTTGCAGTATACGCGCCCAGGTTCGGCATAGGCGGTGCGGCAGTAAACACAAATTCCTTTACTCTTGTACCATTGATATGCTTCCCGGCGTAAAGCCCTGTTGCGTTCCTTTGCCTCGGGAGATGTGGCGCTCATCCTCACACCCCCATCCTGTCCACCAGCGCCCAGAATCCAAGCACCGTCCAGCCCACCAACGCCCACCAGGCGCGGGCGATGAAGCACTGGCTTCCTGGGTCGAACCAATACCTGTGTCGCGCGTCCCGAATCAGCGCCGTGTAAATGCGCGGGTCGCGCTTGCGCCGCAATTCCAGCTCCACGCGGAGGCGCTGGATTTCCCGCTCGCGCTCCGCTTCCTTCTCGGCCTCCTCGCGTTCACGCTCGGCCATGATCCGTATCACTTCCTGCTGGACAAGCTGGTCGATCATGGCGTTGTGCACGCGCTGGCCCTCATGGGCTTTTATCACACTTTCACTTCCCATTCTTCATGTTCCGGCGTCTACGCTGTGCAATACAGGCATCCGCGAATCTGTGCCGTGCTTCTATCTCGCCCTGGCGCTTTTCATGCGCCGCGAACTTCCTGGCCCTCAGCTCCGCCGCCCATTTGTGATACTCCATGCACTGCGCATGGCATATCTCAGACCGTCGCGGACAGGCCATGCACGGGCAGTCTTTTTTGTCCAGCACCTTGCCACCTCAAAACTTTCTCTGTGCATACAGCGCAATCAAAAGCGCCTCCGCCATGCCGTCGCTGTCCTTCCTGCACTGTTCGCCCGGCAGCAGGCTCACACCGGGAAAGAGCTGCTTGCACGTCTCAATGGACGCTTGTTTATCGGCCCTCAGAAGCCCAAATTCCCGTTTCCACACTGCCGGGGGTACCAACTGATAGCTGATGCCCAAGGCCCTCAGAACGCCCATTATGAAGCCGTAGGACTGTCCGAAGGAAAACATGCTGGTCACGCCCTGGCCGGGCATTGCGCCCACCTTTTCAACGGCAGCCACCACGCGCCTGTCACTCACCCGCTTCATGCAGTAAATGAACCGCTCCTCGTCCCAGATGTCCACATGCGCCTTGCCGTCATTGGAGATAATGGCAAACGCGCCCTTCTTCCCGGGGTCAACCCCGACATACATCATTCGTCGCCCACCAGCTTCCAGTGCTCACAGGGGCTGTAGTCGTTCGCATGTGCAGCCTTGCGCCGGGCCACCGCCACGCACACCTCCCTGTGATCGCAGTTGGCGCAGTTCTTCATGCGCTCATAGGTTTCGCTGTCAATCAGGATCATGGTCTCCTGTTTCATTCCTCATCATCCTCCTGCTCTTCATCGTCGTATTCATCCGACCGGCTGTTCAGCCAGTCCCCCAGCGCCGTAAGCAGCGAACCGAACACCGCCAGCACCATCAGTCCCACGACAAAAGAGAACACGCAGCCTATGCCTACCAGGCCGTACCGGATGCCCTGTACAAATTCCACCATGAATCATCCTCCGTTCTTTTTTCTGTTGATTGCTTTCCATTTCTGTTCCAGGTACTCATATACAGCTGGGCCGACCGTCAGCGCCAGTGGGTGGTTTTTGTGCTTCACGCCGATCTCCGCCAGCGCCGCCGCCGCGCTCAGCCACCAATCATCCGCCTTGCCCGGGGGTGGTTGATTGAACCTGTCCAGGAACCTGTAGCAGTCAGTCATTACGGCTTTCTCATTATCCGTCAACGCGCCTCAGCCCCTTCTTGTTTTCCCACTCAAACTTCTTTGACTTGTACCTGCGTATCGTTTTTTCCGACACATCCAGCACACCCGCCAGGTTTGCCGCGCTTGCGTACCCGTTAACGGCGTATTGATCGAAGTATTTTTCAATCTCATCGTCGTTGATCTTTGAAGGTCTCCCGCCTCCGCCGCCGTCCTTTACAGGCTGCCGCTCTAACTCTCCCTCACGCTCCTCCTCATGCAGCGGATAGCGGAACCAAATACGCTTCGGAATGATATTCGGGAACTCCCGCAGACTGCTTTCAATCTGCCATGCCGTGTCCGTGTTGCTGTCAATATATTCCTGGTTCGTCTCGATCTCCAGCATGTCCAACTGAGCATCCGGGTCACGGGCAAACACGCCCGAACCTGAAGCCCTGTCCATGGCCTTTTTGAAGCCCTGGGCACCTTTGGAATGGTGGTGACAGTAAATCACGGAACAGTGCAACAGGTTGGCTATCTTGTCGAACTCGTTGCAGAACGCCCCCATGTCTGAAGCGTTGTTCTCATCGCCCATCAGCACCTTGTATATGGGGTCAACCAGTATCACGTCCAGGTTGAAATCCTTGCACTTCGCTGTGATCTTCGGAACCATCTCGTTCAGCGGCATGGCGTGACCACGGAGGTTCCATACCATCAAATCCTCGCTATGGGAACAGTCCGCTCCGTTCTCTATCAGTGCCGCCCGGATGTCCATGAATCGGTGGATGCAGCTTGCGGAATCAATCTCAAAGTTGATGTACAACACCCGCGACTTCCTGCACTGAAACCCGATCCACTTTTGCCCGTTGGCAAGGGCCATTGCAAGCTCCATCAGGAAAAAGCTCTTTCCCGCCTTGGAAGGGCCGCTGATCAGCATTTTGTGGCCCTTCCTCAGAATGTTCTCAATCAGCACGTCGGCCAGCGGTGGCGGGTCTTTCAGCGCCTCGGACAGCGGCACGATGTCCGGCCAGTCGTCCGTGTTGCTGTCGTTGTACTTCACCCATTCATCCCAATTTGCGCAGCCCACATTGGTTTCAACCAACATCTGCTTGTTGGTTCCCCTGATACAGCCGGGGAGTCGTGACAGCCGGGAGGGGTTCTTGTTCTGTATGTCCACCACCATGCCCCGGTTGGCGAGTATGGTGTACAGCATCTCCACCCTGTCCCGATACTCGGCGGCATTGGTAGCGTCGATGTGGACAATGGCATGGATGCTCTTGCCGCCGCTGGTAACCATCGCCGCTATGGGGAGGTTCAGTTTGCGGTACATACGATACTGTGCATCCAACGGCATTGTATCGGATTCCACCAGGGCGAAACGGTATACCGCCACATTGCTGTTGGCAACACCCTCTCCGTTCATGGGGTTAAACCTGATCCACGCCCCCGCCTCATGGCTGTAATCGCCTATGGTGTCGCAGATGTCCTCCGGGTGCTTGTCCATCTGCTTCAACGTATCCGCGCACGTTTTCCAATACGTCCCCTTGCCAGCGGGTTTCCACTTCCCGTCCTCGTCCTGCTTAGCTTCTGTCACCCAACTGATATACTCGTCCGGCTGAAACAGGGCTTGCAGATACCGCCTGAAATCCTCGACGGGGTTCCATTCCGGCTTGGCCTTGCCGCTGTCGTCCCCGTCATACTCGATCATGCCGTCCCACTCCAATGTTTCATCGTTGCCGTCATACTTGCGCCAGCCGTTGTCCTTCGCCAGCTTGAAAATGTACGCTTGCGTGATGGGCTGTGAGGAACCGTTGAAGCTGATCCACTTCTTTTCACAGTCCCCGGCATGATACCGTCTGCCGTCCTTGCTGCTCCATGCATCCCACACATCACAGCCCATGCCAGCTTCTTTTATCGCCATGCCGACCTGAATCCACTCGGTATAATTGAGGATGGAGCAGTCGATGTATTGGAGGGCCTGCTCGATGTCGGTCACATCTCCACCCCCTTCTGCCTGTATATCCTCATCCGCTTCTTCCACATCCCTACCATGACCCCGATCTTCCCATCCACAAAGTCGATGCACATGGGTTTTGCCTTGCCCTCAAACTTCCGGGCTATCCGTCCAAGGGACTGAATAATAACCGCTTCATCCTTCTGAGGGGTGGTCAGGAACAGGCGTTCCAACCTCGGCACGTCCAGCCCTTCCTTCGCCAGCGTATAGGTCGCAAACAGGTATTTCTTCTCCCCCGTCCGCATCTGCTCTATCGCCGCTTCCCGCTCGGCCTTGCCCTTCTTGCTGGTCATCCTGCCGCTTATCATCACGGCATCGGCTCTCATGTCATCGGGCAGCATCCCCATCAGGGTTTCCAGGTGAGACAGCCGGTCACTCAGTATCAGACAACTATAATCGCGGTTCTCAATGATCTTGTTTGCAATCACAGAATTTCTGTCTGCGTCCGCACAAATACCGTTGATCATTCGCGCCCACACCAGCGTACCGTCAGCCCTTATGGCGTCCTCCGGCATTACCGCATCCGTCTGCACCGTCTCCACGCTCACAGGCTCCACAAGGGCCTTTACAGCGTCCTCCGGGACGGTATAGACCACTCGCCCTATCAGCGCGAATGTGGCCCGTATAAGACCGTCAGCGCGGTGTACGGTTGCGCTCAGTCCGTACTTATGACCACACGCCAGACTGTTCAGCACCTTCTCAAACATGGCAACGCCATTTGCGGAACAGCACACCCTATGGCACTCGTCGCAGATGATAACTCCAAAGGTATCACGGTACTCCCGCAACTCCATCCTGGACATGGTCTGCACTGTCGCGAACGTAATTCCGCTGCCGATGTCCACCTTGCCCTCGGTGATGGTTCCTATCAATGACTTGTCCATGTACCGTTCAGCGCGTTCCTTACTCTGCTTCAGCAGGTCTTTTGTGTGCGTCAGCCACAGTGCCTTATGCCCATATTTCTGAATAAGCGCAAGCCCCATTTGTGTTTTACCGCAGCCAGCCGGGGCCTGAAGTATTCCGTACCGCGCCTTGAACGCTTCGTCAACCGCCTTTTGCTGATAGTCGTACAGAGGAATATGCGCTCCGTAATTGACTACCGTGTCAGGCCGAAACACCACATTCACCACGTCCAGCATCCGCTGTATCTCCCGGAACACCCCGAACGGCACTTCCAGCATGGGGAGGTGGGAAGGTTCCGTCCTTCCCATCCTCCACAGGCTTATGGTCTCAGGTGTGCCGCCCGTCCAAATCCCCATTTTTTCCTTTTTATAGAAATCGGGGTTTGGCAGCGTCAGATGGGCTTTACACCATTTGACCAGTTCAGGAGACGGCTCCACTACCCGGATCGTGCTGCCGACGTATGTTACCACGGCACATCCTCATCCTTTACTTCCTTGAACCCGCTGAAGCTGTTCAGCTTGTCCGGGTCGTAGTCGTAATACTGTTCCACCTGGTTGTACTTGCTGCCGTTGTATTCGTGGTTGCCGAACTTCGCCATACCGCGCTTGCCAACGGCCTCGTTGAAGTTCATGCGCAGTTTCTCGCCGTGCTTCTTCAAGCCCAGGCTACGGAAGAACGCGCTCAACTTCCACTCATAGCCCTTGTACAGATAGAGCCGTTCGCGGAATGTCGCCTTGCCCTTCGGCACGTCGATCTCGCCGCTGACCACAGCCAGGTTACAGGCGGGAATCTTGCCGCCGCTGGACTGGTTGCCGGGGTAGTTTTGCCGCTCGACCTTCGTCACCGTAAAGGCGTAGTCGCCGGGCTGCACCGTGACATACTCTTGACCGTCGCTTTCGATCTCACTGTCCCAATCAAAGAGTTCGTTTTCAAAGTCTGCCATTTTATCCTCCTTAATCCGCGATCACACGGTTTTCAAACTTCTTGTAGGCGTCCAGGTACCATTCCTTCTTGTCGCCGTTGTAGGTCAACTCATAGTACATGCCATCGAACAACGTGCTGGAGATCAGGTATTTCCAATTTTGAAGCACCTTGGCCTTCCAGACCACGTAGACCTCAAAGTTGAAATTCAATGCGGCCAGTTCGTCGGACTTGTCCAGGTGCTCCCAGATGTAATCCCGAACGATTTTCAATGCCTTGTCATCCATTGTCTTTTCCCTCCTTGTTCATGTTGTAATACTCTCGAATGGTGTCATCCACCATCAACAGGTCGTTGTCGATCTCGTTCTCGCTGAACATTCCCAGCGGGGTCTTTACCGTATCAAACCCGCTGTTGTGGGTAATGAACGTGTACTTCCCGTCCTTCACGTGGGTTTTTAGCACAATCGTGAACAGCCCTTCCAGCGTCACGTACTGGTCGATCATCTTTCCGATGGTCTTTGCCTTTTCGTTACCTACCTGGTCGCGCTCAATGTGGCTCATGAAGTACACGATGGTTCCGTCCGGCGTATCGTTGAGCGCCGTCTGGATCAGCCTCCAATGGGCGTTCGCCATTTCATTGTACTTGTCGTAGCCCTTTTCCAGGCTCCGCCGCATGAACGCATTGACCATCAAATACTGACTGTCATCAATCACGATGGACGGGGTTTTCACGCTCTTCAACGCCGCCGTGATCTTCATGTAGTCATCCGTATTCAGCATCCGGATATCACTCTTGAACGGCAGCGGCTTCTGACTGACGTTCACGATGCTAAACCTGTCTGCCGTGCAATTCCTCATGCTTGCACTTTTCCCGGTTCCCGATTCACCGAGAACCAACACGCCAACCCTCATGTTTCCTCCTTTCACAGTCAACCGAATTCTCGATAATTCATATTCATGGGGGGGCGGCTTATAGCCCCCCATGAATGAATGAATTATGCGTTTCTGCAATCCCAAATGGACATTACTTACTATAGGGTTTTGTCCTGTCCGATGGGCCAATTTTTGCAAGTTTCAGGGTTTCAATCCTGCAAATTTTCCTCTTCATGACTTGCGTATTCCGTTTTGTCATCGTACTTTTCATACGGGCAATAGGGTGCTGGACAGTGGAAGCAGTCCCCGAAGATGTCACAGTAGTGCATGTTCATTCGCCGATATCTTTCTTATCCTCTGCGCAGACGATCTTCAGTATATCGTCCATGATGTACCACTTGTCGCTGTTGATGATCTTGTCAACCAGCCCCATAATGACCGTGCTGGACATCATCGCGTCGTACTGCCACCGAGGGATGGTCACCATCTCCGGCTTGCTGATGGGGTTGCGATACTGCTTACTCATGGGCTTAAACCTCCTTATCTGAACCTGATGCCCTGCTCCTGCCTGAACTCCACGCCGTCGATCATCTCGCCGGTCGCCTTGAAGTGATCCACCAGACCCTTCCTGTCAACCTTATCCGGCTGAGGCGTCCTGTACTCCGTAGGCACCTGCCTCCAGTCGGTGACCTCGCAGCTCCACGGGTTCATCTGCAACCGGAACTTGCCGATGCTCGTTTTGATCTCTGGCATGTTCGTCAGCTTCATTGCGTCCAGCATCGCGGCCTTCAGCCGCTTTGCCATGTGCTCGGCGGCCTGTCGCCGCTCCGTCAGCCTGTCCGCCTCAGCCTTGAACGCCTTGGCCTCCTCTTCCTTCATGCGGATGATCTTCGCGTAGTTCTCGGCCTTGGCCGCTATCTCGTCCTGTGCGTCCGCCAGCATGTCCAGCAGTTCCTCGCGCTCCTGTTCCGTCTCCACCGTGTCGTAGGCGTCCACAATGGATGCATACCCGGCAGACAGTTCATACAAACTCGCCATTATATCCTCCTGTTACCGTCCTTCAGCATGTAATGGTTGTTCTTCGCCCATTCCTGCATGGTTTCCTGATCTGTGAAGCTCAGTTCACATCGTTTGGGCCAGTCAGGCGGTTTCACAATGAAAATCCGCTTTTCTCTGCGCCATATGGCGAATCTAATTCTAGTGCCCATAACTTGCTCCTACAGAATATCAGGAAGTTTGTTTGCCTTGCGGTTGGCATTGTAATAATGCAAAATCGCACGGGCGAATGGTACGCCATTTGAGATAAGCCCTGAGTGCCCGGACTTTGCCTTGCCATAGCTGCGTCCCTCAATTACGATGTCGGACGGCGTAGCCTTGGTTCTGAGGCTGTTCGCAAGAGCGTTCGGCTCAAACTTGCCCTGATACTTCAGGAAGAACAGCCCAAACCCATACAGCATTTCACGCGTCAGGCTGTCAGACCGGCCATTGTACGCATTTTTCAGCGTATGGAGCATCTTATAATACTGTTCAGTGCCCAGTTCCTTGTATACCTGTTCCAACGCCGCCACAGCCACAATGCGGTTTATCACCTTGTTTGTTGAAAAATCCACGATGAACCCCGCCTTTTCAGCACCGTGCACCATCCCGACAATGGTCTCGTCGCCGATCTCAAAGCGAATCCTTGCGCGGTCGGTGGTCAGGATTTTCGCAATCCCTTTGCCCTGCTCCAAGAAGAACATGGCTTCGTCATATTCCGTCATGCCGTAATGGACGTAGCACAGAATGGTGCAATCGCCGCCCTTGCGCTTCTTAATGGCGTACAGTCTGTGCTGCCCATCAATCACCCAATACTTGCCGTCCCTGAAGGAGATGTCAATCGGCTTGTACTTCTCCATCGTGAAATGTGCTGCCAGGTAATCGCCGTGCTGCTGCTTGAACTTGCGTTGGGCATGTTCAGGAATGAAAATGTCCTTGGTGTTGATCTTCAGATACTTGGGTTTGAACAGCTCGTTGTTCTTGCCGCTGCTGATATTATTCAGTTCCATCTACTTTCTACCTCCATCTTCAGGTCGGAAAACGCTTCGATAATCTTGTCAATCGCCGTCGCAACCTTGCCGCTTGCCTCACCAAACAGCGTAATGCGCGTTTCAATGTGTGTACGAATCGAATCCACACAGTCCTCGCCGTTGACAATGATCTCCTCAATGAAATTGTCGATACTGTATGCCTTGCCGTCGCTGAACGCTTTTGCCGCCGTCTGCATATCAACCTCCTCCTTCTCGGCAATGATTGCGTTCTTCACGATCTGCTTAATGGGTTTCTCGCCGCGCTCGGCTTCGTCTATGATCTTTCGCTGTCTTTCTTCGGGCAGCTTCGTGGCCTGATAGGCGGCATCCGTTGACAAGGCTTCGGACTTCCACGCTTGCTTGATAGGCTCCGGGGCTTTGTCGAGGATGTGAACACCCTTCTCATATGTCTTACCTGATACACCAGCCCCGGCTCCGAGTTTGTCACGCGATTTACCGCTTATACCTTGTGGCAAATTTTCCACAGGGTATAGTTTTTTCCCAGCAAGCATCCGTTCTTTTGCGTCTGCCTTAATCTGATATTCGATCTTGTGCATTACCTCGATGCTTTGCGGAATAGTCATGTTCCTACGGTTGCTCTGATTATCCTTGGCCCATTGCATCGCTTCGCTCTTATTGTCGAAGTGCATGAATACCACGGCGAACGGGATGCCGTTTCGCAGACAGATGTCATGGCGCGTGTTACCGTCCACGATAATCCCTGTCTCCCGCCAGACTACCAGCGGATCACGGCAACCTTCTTCGACAATCTGACCCTCGAGCATCCTCACGCGCTGCTCATCGCCGGGGAACACAAGCAGGTCATGCATGTCCTTGTCAACGGTCAGTTGCCATTCCTGCGCGAGTTTCTTAACGCTGGTGGCTTGACTTTTGGAAGCCGCTACCGTATAATTGTCCTGAAGGATATCCATCTACTTTCATCTCCCTTCATTGGCCGTTCGGTTCCTCACGCCGGACGGCTTTTATTGTTCTCCCATGTACTTCAAAAATGGAATCCTCGGAATCTTCGTCCTGCTCTTGATGATGATAACGGGGAATCCCAGTCGTTCAGGAGCCATCCGCGCTTGAACCCGTATGTCCTGCGGGTCGCAGCCCAACACTTCAGCTATATCTGCCGGGGTTAGCGTCGGCTTGTCGCAGACCTTAATCTCGTCCAGCGTCATTGCCATCACCTACCCGAACGTGTGCGGCCTCGGTCTGCGTCTGCGCTGCTCGTCCTCAAACAGCTTGAACCTCAGCGCGTCCTTCATCTCCAACGCGGCGACAATTGCCGCAAGGGTGATGATCCAGTCCATCGTGGTCATGCGGTCATGCCTCCTTGCTTGCCTCAAGCCCAGCATCAATCAGTCGGCGGACAATCTCGCCAAAGGACAAACGGCAAAACTCATCCTTTTTCCTCAACTCCATCAGAGCGTTTTCCTGCTCTTTGGTCAGTTGAATGGACAGTCGCCAATTCTGTTCCTTCTCCACTTCCATCCCCCCTTTCATCGGTCAAAGTTCATCAGTTCCGAACCACAATGGCATTATACGGCATAGGTTCATAACTTGTCAAGTAATTTTCTGATGAAGTTCATCATTTAATCAAATATACACATTGTGCATATATTCGTAATAGTTTATAATTTATAGCATAGGGGGTGCTGATATGCCAACAATGAATCCGCGAATCACGTTTACCGTCTCCGAAGAAACCATGAACGCCATAGATGAATACAGGTTTTCACACAGACTGAAGAATCAGACACAAGCCATCCTGTCATTAATAGACTTGGGCTTCAGAGTTTTACAGGACAAAGAACCTATTAAACCCGTTGAAAAGTTATCCGATGAAGATAAGCGTGTTCTCAACGCTTACCATGCCGCCCTGCCCGTTATACAATCTGCCGCCCTGCAAATGCTGGAAAATAATCCCTCAGAGAAAAAAGCAAGCCTCGCATAACCCAACACGGCAACCTGTTTGAAATCAGGTGGAAAGAATGATCTGCAAGAAGTGTAAACGCAATGCCCCGCCAGACGCCCTGTATTGCCCTTATTGCGGCCTGTCTCTGAACCCGCCCAAGGTTACGCGCAAGCCGAGAACCCGCCCCAACGGGGCTGGTACGGCCTATAAACGCGGCAGGACGTGGACATCCTGTGTGGTCATCGGCTGGCGTCCACGAGAGGGCCTGAAGGCTGTCCCTATCTACCGCACAAAGGGCGGGTTCAAAACAAAGCGGGACGCCCTCGAATACTGCTCTGTCCTGAAGCAGGACAAGCCAAAGTCAAAAGCCCCGCGCCTCATCGACTACTGGACAACCTATCACGACGGCGAGTATCAACAGTTGTCCAAGTCCAAGCAGACTGCCTATGCGGGAGCCTGGAACAAGTTGTCCGACCTCCACTATCGCCTCGTGGATCAGCTCACCGTCTCAGAAATCCGTGACGGCGTGTCACGGGTTGCCAACACCTATTACACCGTCCGGGACTGTAAGACAGTGCTCACCCGCCTGTTCTCGCTGGCCGCTGCCGATGGATGGTGCAATAAGGATATTCCGTCCTTCATCGTCCTGCCCAAACTTGAAGAAAAAGAACGCCAGGTATTCAGCGATGCCGAACAACTGGCTCTGTGGAAACTCTATGAATCCGGCGACCTCCGCGCCGCAATTCCCCTGCTCATGATCTGTACCGGTATGATGCCCGGCGAAATGCAAGCCCTGAAGGTGGAGCACATCGATATTGAAACCCAGAAGATCACAGGCATAGGCATGAAAACCAAAGTTCGCAAGGAAAGCCCTGTGTATCTTCCCGAGGACGCCTTGCCCATTGTGGAGGACTTGATTGCCAACGCCCAGCCGTCCGGGTATATCTGGCCCCGCAATGAGAACAAATGGTACAAAACATACTATGATGCTCTTGAAGCTGCCGGATGCCGCCGCCTGGAGCCGTACTGTTGCCGTCATACAACCGCAACACGTCTCGCCATTTCAGAGAACATCGCGCCCCAAACTATCCGCCGCATGATGCGCTGGAGCACCGCAAAGATGCTCGACCGCTACGCCCACCCGGACGATCAGGCCGTGATAGACGCGGCAAATACCATCAAAAAGACATAGCTATTCACTACTTACTAATAACATTAGCCATCTCAAACATCTCAAACCCCCCGTGTTTTCAGCACTTTTCAACACCCCCACCCACCCCTGCTAAGGGAGTAGGGTGGGATAACTGCCGCGAGGGTTCAAATCCCTCCTTCTCCGCCAAAACCCTTGAAAACACGGAGTTTTCGAGGGTTTTTCTTTATCTGTGACTGTTTTGAAAAATGGCACGAAATGGTACAAAATTTCATTCTACTAACTACATTACTAACTACAATAACAAACTCCCCGGGAATATCCGGGGAGTACCATGGGGAGTGAGTTACGGTTCATCAGGCGGTTCCATTTTATTGTACTCTGCCGTAGAGATGCCCAGCAGCGCCCCCAACAGGGCGCACACCACGGCGCTGGTCTTGGCCACTTCGGTGGCATAGGGCCAGCCCCAGACGCCGGACAGGCCAACGTAAGCGGTGGTCAGGGCGGGAATGGCTATCATGACAACCCATTTCAATATATCATAGCAACGATTAGAAATCATTATGATTCCTCCTATCTGTGCTCCAGGTCGGTAAGACGCCGGTCAGCAGCCTTAGCCTTTTCCTCAAGCGCGGGGATTCGCTCGGCAAATGCGTTATGCTTATGGACTTCCTCGCGAAGATTACTGATTTCGGTTTTTACAACGCGGATTTCCGTTTCCAGCTTGGCGTCCGAAACTTCGGACTTTTTGTCCAGCGCGGCGAGCGTCTGCCGATTGGTCACCAATACGGTGATGATCGTGCCGATCAGCGACAGCCCGCCAGTAACAAGTGCAACAATTATCGACTCACTCATTTACTCCACCAGCCTCCCGTACTTGCCGGATACCCAGCCCAGCTTATCCTTGTAGATGATGCTCAGCCAGCCGTTCGGGGCTGTCTCCCCGCCATAGGGCAGCTTGGCGTCGCAGTAGGCGATGCCGCGCTTGCTGCCGTCCGTGGAGGGTTCGGAGCGCACGTAGCAGTTGCCGCCGACGATCAGCACATACTTGGGCTTCTCCACAGGCACGGCCAACTTTTTCAGCGCCTTGTTAAGCGCCGCAAGGGTCAGCGGGCCAAACTCGCCATCCGGCGTCAAATCTTCCTGCGTCTGGAACCGGCGCACGGCCATCTCGGTGGCGTCGCCGAAGTCCCCGTCCGCGCCCCACCTGCCGCAGTCGTAGCCCAGCTTGATGAGGGCAAGCTGCAGCTCCTTCACGTCCGCGCCCTCGCAGCCGTTCTTGAGGATGCGGTCGCCCAACTTGTCGGTTGTTCCAGTTGCGGGAGCGGTTGTGCCGGTTGCGGGAGCCTTGCTGCCGCGAGTGATGTTCACCGCGGCGTGGTGCCCCTCGTACAGCAGCACGTCGCCCGGCAGCAAGTAGTTCGGGCCGGACAGGTACTTACTGCCGGTCAGCGCCTTGAAGCCAGCGGCGACAAACCGCGAACGCATGTTGCCGCTGTAGGTATCGGTGGGAATATCCTCCAGCTTCTTCAGGCCCATGATGTGCCCCGCTGCCTTGACGTTTGCCGTTGTGCCGCCGGTGCAATCCTGCTCACAGGCGGTGGTGATGGCGCTGGGGTCATAGCCCGCCTTGACCAGCTCCTTCCAGTAGGTCGTGCGCTGATACTGGTCGTAGCCAATGCGGTTGTTGAGGCACATCGCCACCTCCAGCTTGGCGATGCACAGCCCCACAGCCGGGTCGGGGTAGCGCAATACGACGGTCCAGGGGCGGGAATACCACGCTTTCAGCTCGGCCTCGTGGCCCGTCTGGTCGCCCGCCTGCCCGCCGTGGTACTTGTTGTTCTCGTCGTGGCCGCTGTTGGCGATCCAGTGGGTGCCGGTGGAATCCAGGTATTTGATGTAGTTGATGGTCATGTCAATCCCTCCGTTTTGCCCTCAAATTGCCGTCAGATTTCCTCCTCCGGCTGGGACACAGGCTCGTGGTGATAACACTCGTTGCGCAGGGGAACACCCTCGGCGCTGATGAGCGTGGCGCTGTGCATGGCGGTGTCGCTCACGGCGGCGGCGGCGAGGACGGTGTGGAACTGGCTCTCGGCCTTCTGGCGAGCGATGTCGGCGTCCGCGTCAAAGGCCCAGTGCATCAGGTGGGCGTACTCCCCGGCGTGGTTCTTCTGGATTTCTACGATGTAATACTGATACATGTCTCATTCCTCCTTAAAGCTGTGCGAAAATGGCGGTCAGTTGGTCGGCGACGGTGGTCTGGATGCAGTTCACCCCGGGCTGGATGGTCTCGCCCGTGGCGATGGCGGCGGTGGCCTTGTACAGCGTGCCGCCGACGGTGAAGAAGCTGTTCGCGGGGTAGGTGGACGACGCAACCATGTCGCTCTCGTCGGGCTTCATCAGGGCCTCCAGCAGCTTCGCCACGTCCTGACGGTAGGTCAGAGTGGTGTCCCCGGTATCGGCCCACAGGGCGTTGTCCCCGCGCAGGAGGGCGATTTGCTGGGGCGTGAGCTGGTAGGTGATGGGGGTGGCGAGTTCGTAGACAAGCTGGACACCTGACATGGCGGTTTTGAAAGAGCCGGCATCGGTGTATGAATCATCACGGACAAACATAGCAAATCCAGCACCACTGCCAGTCGTAAATTCGCCGTTACTCAAGCTGGTATATGCATATTGCTTTTGTATATATTTTGAGCAGATTCCTTTCCAGTTGCGCTTCGGTGGTTCGGTATTCGGCGTCGCATAAAACGCTTCCCCATAATCTGCTGTATAGATACCCCAACCAAGACTCCCCAAATCCACCTCTGCCCTATCCACCGTCAGCACTCCATTCGTCACATCCAGCGTGCCGCCGTAGACCGTGCCAGCCTCGGCGGGGAAGGCGATGTCGTAGGTTTCGCACTGATAGGGATGATAGCTTGTGTCAGTCGCCGGGTAATTGATGCTGATGTCGTGGTTGTAGGTCGAGCCGTACTGCCCATATGTTGCGAAGCGCATGAAATACGCATTTTGCGGTGATGTGATTGTTACCCTTGCGGCACTTCCTGCCGAAATAAACGTCTTGTTGATGTCGTAAAAGCAATAATCAATTCCAACACCATAACTTGGAAACGAATTGAAATAAACAGTGTTTGGCTTAACCGAGAAATAATTTTTAC